CCAGAGACTATGGCTCGCATCGGAGCATTAAGTAGAGATGGTAAGACTGGTAAACTAGTATTACTTGATTACATTGATGGTTATAACACAAAGAATGGTACGACACACACTGCGTCTGACTTGACTAGTGACGTGATCATTAACGCTATAATTGATTACATTGATAATGTTCCACCTAAAGATATATAAAATTATTTTAAATAAAAATAGTTAATTAAGGTCAACCTGTAATGGGTTGACTTTTTATATTTAATAAAAGATTAAAAAAAAGTGATAAAATCATACACTTTCAGATTTTTTAGTATATATTATAGGTATAAGTAAAACATAATCGAAGGATTCAAAATGAATAATACAAATAACAACAGTAATAATAATAACTTATCAGTGATAAGAGAATTAAGAGCTAAGCTACCAGAGTATTTAGCTTCACAACATATACACGTAAACGATGCAGGTTTCTTTTCTTGTATACATCCAGATCATGCGGATCATCATCCGTCTTGTTCTTTAAACTATGGTAATACATTTGAGGGTCAATTGTTTCATTGCTTCTCTGGTACAGGTCATGATGGTAATATATTTACAGCGGCTCATTTCCTAGAAGGGATGCCTTTAGTTGGAGCTGAGTTTTGGGATGTAACTATTAGAACGCTTGCAGAGCGTTACAATATAGATTATAATCCTTTAGAAATTAGTGAAGATCAAAAGAGAAAATACCAAGCGTTAAGAGCTATATCTGATGCTACTAAGATTATCAATCGTATGACAAGGAATTCTGATAATGAATTAAAAGATTCAAATATTGGAATAAAGCACTTGAAGGATAGAGGGATAACGGAAGAGAGTATTAAGAAGTGGAATATAGGTGTGTTGAGTTCCAAGAAGGAGTTCAATGAAGCTATTGAGAAGTTAGGACACACAGATAAAGAGTTCTTAGCTAGTAAAGGTTTGGCACATCATTCTTTATTAAATAAAGATGGGTTCATATTACCTATTAATGACATTAATGGTAGACCAGTAGGGTTCGTATCAAGAAACTGTCGTATCGATCCTAATGAACATGTTAACAGAAAGTATGCTAACAGCCCTAATAGTGATGTTTATAAGAAGGGAGAAATCTTATATGGTTATGATAAGGTTAAGGGTAAGAGTGGGCCTTTATACATAGTAGAAGGCTACTTAGATGCTATATATCTACAGCAAGAAGGATTAGATAGAACTGTTGCATTAGGTTCTACTACTATCACTGAGTTTCACGTTGATGTGTTATACAATAACGATGAGCGTGATATTATTCTTGCACTAGATGGAGACCAAGGTGGTTGGGATGGTACTAAACTTGCTATAGAGCGTATCGCTCCATTCAACAAGTTTAATATTAAGATTCTTAACATACCTACAGGGTATGATCCAGATAGTTATGTAAGAGAGTATGGCTTAAAGGCTTTCAAAGAGTTAGAAAAGCTTTCTGCGTTTGCTTGGTCGTTATTAAAGTCAGACTACAATAAAGATATGCTGACTATTGCTAAGGATATAATACCAACAATCGCTTCTGAAGAGCGTGCAGTAGAACGTTTAACTATGATTAAAGAGTTAAGTAACTACACTGCGGTAAGCGAGATGGATATTAAAAAAGATGTTGACTTGCTTGTTAACAAAAAAGATGATAAGTATTTAGAAGAGCTTGCTAATATAAATAACTTCTTATCTGTTAAATTAAATCAAGCTAGACCATCTGAGATAAGAGGACTTATAGTTAATGCTCTTAATAAAGTAGAGACTATTGAAGAGAAATATGATACCGTAAAGGATATGAAGATTCAATTCAGAGATCGTCTTAAGTCATTAAGAAATGATATCATAGATGGAAACTATGAGTATGGATTATTAGCTCCTAATCATAAGGTGTTTGAGGAGACTCTAAATGGTATCCCATTTAAAGAGAAGCTAATGTATTTTGGTGGGAGAGGATCAGCAGGTAAAACTGCGTTCATGACATCTCTTGCTATGGATATAATCGAAGCTAATCCAGAGTCTGCTATATTTTATATGTCTATTGATGATAGTTTAGATTTCTTAACTACTAAGATGTTAGCTGTTAGAAGTGGCTTAGCAACCACAGAGATTCAAAACTATAAGAATCTACCAGAAGAGAAGAGACTGTTAGTAGATGAAGCTTATAACTTTATTGATTCTGTATCTGATCGTATGATAATTGCGGATTCAACTGATGGTAACTCAGTAGAGACTGTTGAGAACCATTTAAGATATATGACAAACGAGTTTCCAGACCAAAAGATTATCTTAGTACTAGATAACTTTCATAAACTATCTATGGATGGTGGTCAAGCTCAGAAGCGCGACGCTATAAGTGATGCTTCATCAGCTTTAAAAGATTTAGCTGTGAAATATAAAGTATGTATTATGGCTAGTGTGGAGTTAAGAAAACTTCAGAACGAAGTTTCAAGACCTACAAGACAGGATATGCAGGGTTCAAACAAATTAGATTATGATGCTGACGTAGTATGTATGGTACACAATGATCTACAAGTTAACTCTTCTACTCATATCATCCACGAGAAAGAAGTGAATGGTCAGATGAGAATCATGCCTTGGATTGAAGTTAACATAGTTAAGAATAAATTAACTGGTCAACTTAAAGAGTGTGCTTTTAAATATGACTCAGTGAATATGAGTTTCCAAGAGGGTGATTACAATACCTTCAATCAGTTACGTAGTCAAGGTACTACTAGAAAATTAAGCTTTTAATTAAAAGGAGCGGTTATGGTTACATCAACAACATATGCTGAACGAATCTATAACTGCTCTAGTTTCAAAGAGGAGAAGAATTATGGGAAGACTATTACAAAAATTGCCATGGAAGTTATTAATAAGAATATCAACAGTGGGGAAGATCCTCACGACACTAGTATCTTTGCTCTTCTCATTGAGAAGTTTGACAAGTCCAACAGCCTTCGGTTGATAATGAAGGAAGATAAAGGATTTGTGGAGGACATGCTAATAAAATATGCTGAGCATTTTAGTTTGTTACTTCATAGATTCAATATTGAGTATGATAATATATCATACGTGTACAGGAATAAGATCAATGGAAATATTTTTGGAGTAGCGACTAAAAATAAAGTGACATACAATATAGATATAAGTTATAGGAGTCCCACGGACACGTTCTATCATTTGTATTATTATAAATTAAATTTCTTTTTATATAATCAGAAGTATGGATTAAAGAGAGATGGATTAGTATACATAATATCTAACGATACAATGTATCATATCAAATACGATGCAGAAGACTATACTATAAACAAAGGCTTTCTGGATTACAATATTAAAAATAGAACAGTAAGACCAGGACATCAATGTTTGTATTGTTCACAGAAGAACTGTAAACCAAGATTGATTACAAATATAGATAGATTTATAATTTAAGGAGAAGTAAAATGGATATTTTAGATGCGGCGGGTAATTTAATTGGAGTAACAGAGAGAGACGGTGGTAAGCCAGATCTTTTAATAGTAGATGGTAAGCAAGTGACTGAGTCAGAACTTCGTCAAGATAAAGAACTTTTTGATTCTTTTAATAATGATATCAAGGCTTCAACAATCGAGCTACAGGATGATGAATAATATAATAAATAATATAGATCTAGATAAGCTACCAGACGACGTTCAGCATGTGATGTTTGACGAGTTCACTAAGCTATCAATAAAAGATAGACTTATAGTTTTATCTAGATTAACACATGGTAATTTATTCAAAGCAGAACAGGTTGACATCTTTAGAGTAAACAAGGGATCGGTAACTAAAATTTACGATAACTATATCAATAATGTTAAACACGTACTAGTGGATGAATAAAATGAATTTAAGAAAATCAAAATATATAAGCGAATTAGCAGAAAAAAGACTATACTTAAAGAAGAAGATATTAATGTCTCGCTCTAATAAAAATGAAGTATACAGGCTATACCTAGAGATAGACTTAACCCAACCTAATAGAAACAATACAATTTACCCTTCAAACTAGGACATATCATGTCAAAAAGAATTCTTATTATATCTGACTCTATGTTTAGACAGACTGGATATTCAACAGTAGCTAATAATATTATTAAGTATTTAGGTGATGAAGATTATACCATTGCACAGTTGGGCTTGTCTCATATTGCAACTGATTATAATAAGCATGATCTAAATATAGAATACTATACTCCCATCATGAGTCATAAACAATGTGAATGTGGTAATGATTTACTAATAGAACATTATAGTGATGGGGTTGTAGAACATATAGCACCACAGACAGGGCTAGAGTTAATACATTATCCTTGTGATAAAGGTGTAAATAATAAAGCAGATCCATATGGCTTTGAGTCAGCATACTACGTTATAGAACATTTCAAACCAGATATAGTTATACCTATCAATGATGTGTGGGGTATGTATAAACTAAACTTCCTCAAGAACAGAAAGAACTTTAAGCTCTTACCATATCTCGCTGTAGACAGTGAGTGTTTCCCTGTCCAGATTAAAAATAAAGATAACATTAATACTATGCAGTTCGTAGATATGTGTGATAAATTAGTTGTGTTTACTGACTGGGCTAGAAAAACAATAAACAAAACAGCTAAGTTAGCTATAAATAAAACGTTTGATAATATAGAAATTATACCTCATGGTGTAGATCAATCTAAGTTCTATGATTTAGATGATAGAGATGGATTGATTAGTAAGTTATTTAAATTAGATCCTAATAACGTATTTATCATAGGTTCAGTTAATAGAAACCAACCTCGTAAGAGATTAGATGCTATCTTTCAAATATTACAAATCTTAAAAGATAAGTATGAAAAGAAAAATGGACGTAAGTATATGGTTCATTTCCATTGTGCTGTTGCAGATAGTCATGGATGGGATCTACGTTGGTTAGCTAGATACTATGGTGTAGAAGATAGAGTTATTTTAGACGAGCGTTTAAAACCTGGAGTAGGTGTGCCAGATGATTTACTTAATATGATTATGAATACATATGATGTTCATTTAGTACCAACAAATAGTGAAGGGTGGGGGTTATCCATTTTAGAAACTATGTCTTGTGGTATACCAAATGTTATATCAGATTACTCAGCTCATGGTGACTGGGCTAAAGGTGTTGCGTTAAAAATTAAATTAGTTGCTAAGATACACGAACCAATTACAAATCATATAAAAGGTATCGTTGATATTAATCATGCTGCAAAGCAAATCTCATTATTATATAATAGTAAAGAGATGATTAAAGATTACAAAAAACGATCATTGAAATTAGCTGAAAAATTACAATGGAAAAACGTTGTAGTTAAATGGAAAGAACTTATTGATGAGATTGACATATCAAGTCTAACATCAGACAGGTATGAACGTATTAATATAACAGAAGAGGTGTAGTATGGGTAAAGATATTATAATTACAGAAACAGAAACCAAGACAGAGTTCGTTCAAACTGAATTAGAACGTCTTCATCCAGAGGAGGGAGATGTATTTATCTTAAATGTTAATACAGATGACCCTGAAATTATTTACTCTGAAGACATAGCTAATAGTGTTGAACAACTATCAGAGATATTGCATGACCTCACAGGTCTAGACATACCAATTTTAGTATTCGGCACGGAGTTAAACATGTCTCTTATGAAGAAAGATGACTTGTTAGATATGCTTGATACAATAGAAGGGATAGAAGCTGTACCAACTGCGGCTGATGCTGATAATGAAACAGATTCTGAAAATTTAACTGACCTATTTGATTAACAGGAAAGAATTATGCAAATAAATATAGTGGGTGTTATTAATAAAACTGGTTTTGGTACTCATGCTAAAAACATGATCAAAGCTTTTGATGCTATTAATGTTAAAACGACAATGTCACCTTTACAAAATGTATTAAAAGCAGATGCTACAAAGTCTGTAATTAAATCATTACATTCTAAAAAAGATATAAATTCTCCATCACTATATCTATGTCACGATGGATATCTAAAGGATCAAAATCTAAAACAATTAATATTGTTTCAAGTATTTGAAACTACTATCATCAGACCAGATACTATAGCTAGAATACAGAGCTATGCGACTGAAGTGTTTACTCCAACCCAAAAGCATAAGGAATTACTAATAGCTAATGGTGTTACAAAAAAAATACACGTAGTGCATGAGGGTGTAGATAAAGAAACATTTAATACTGACTGTGATGTACCACTTATTGAAACTAATAAGTATACGTATTTACTTGTAGGTAAAAACGAACGTCGTAAGAATACAACAATGGTAATTACTTCTTTTATAAATACAATGAAAGATGAACCAGTAGCATTAATATGTCACACTTATAATCATAGGTTTGGTAAGGATGAGATGTTAAAAAATTGGTGTGAATTAGATTTAACTGAGCATGGTTATGCGGCTGTTGAGGATGACTTATTATATATTAAATTTAGTAATGGAACGTCTGATATATATTTTACTAAGCCAGTATTGTTAGAATCATATATGAAAGATCTATATCATTCAGCTAACGTTGGTATATCATATAGTAGTGGTGAGGGTTGGGGTCTTCCAGAGATGGAGATGATGGCCTGTGGTAAACCTGTAATCATATCTAATGTGCTTGGTCATGAAGAGTATTTGAAAGATATGCCTGTGTTTAGAGAGCTTATAGTAGAGCCTATAGGTGATGAAGTAGCTAATGATGGTGTGTTCTTTAATGGTACCACTGGTACTTGGTCTGAGCTATCACCAATATTATTAAATGAAAAATTAAAATATGTATATGATAACAACATAGGTGATGTAGTGTCACAAGAACTATCAGATTATTATACAACAAATTACAGCTGGGTTGAAGCAGCACAAACAATTAGAAAAATTCTTTTTTAAGGAGAGATTATGGAAACTAATAAAGACTTAGTACAGTCTATTCAGGATAAACATGTAGAAGTACATTATAATGATAAGCGTATCCGTGTTGGTAACAGGGATATTCACATTGAGATGCAGGGAAAGATAACCTGTACAGTATTAAACTCTAAGGTGTCATCATTGACTTGTAGTAAGTTGATGGAACAGGATGGCTGGCCTAGAGAGGTAGATGAGTGTGTATGTGATAACGCACGTTGTAAAATCTACAAATCTATTCAAAAGAATATGGCTAGTCGTAGTGATAGACCAAGAAAAAATTCTTAAGAAGCTTTACAAAGCTTTAGATTTACATGATACAAAGACGGATATGATTAATGGGATGCATCAAATGGGTGTGTCCCGTCACGAGTGTATGATTGTAGAGATGTTATTACTTGGTAAAGATTATACTTCTATTAAACGTATATTATTATTCACAGACTCATCATTTACTATACTGCTTGATAAGTTATATGTTACGTTGAAAGAGTATAAGAAGAAGAAACAAAGGTTTGATAAAATAAAAGGCTAACGTAATGTTAGCCTTTATTAGTTTAAGTGAGATATAATTCAGTTAATTCTATAAAATATTTGATCTCTTTTTTACTTAAGTCTTTAAGATATTTAATCTCTTCAATGGTGTACGGTCGATCTTGACTGATACCAAATCTAATCTTAACAAATTCTAAATACTTAGGCCCGAGATGTTTCAATTCATTTAATATATTATTTTGAAACTGTAATAACATATCAGATTTAGTTTCAGATTTAACATTATCAAAGTTGTCTGTAGTAAAACTCTGCTCTGATGTAGAGTTAAGTTCTATTAAAGTTAACAGCTGTATAACAACTGACTCCTTTATATCTATGTTTCTATCTTTGAATAGCTTATTCTTAATCTCTAATGTGTCAGGAGCAAAGCCTTGATACTCTTTATATAATTCATCATGAATCTCTTGAATATGTTTAATATATCTAGCCATATTTCTATTAACAGATACAACTTTACTTCTTTTAATATAATCAATGATACATTTACGTACGTAGAAGTAAGCAAACGTAGTGAAGTTAACGTTACGTCCAGCATCAAATCTATCCACTGCTTCTATGATACCTATCTGAGCCTGTTGAAACAAGTCATCAATCATATCACTATTATTTATCTTCTTACAATAAGTAATAGCATACTTCATAGCGAAGCCACCATTAGATATAATTAATATTTCACGTAGCTCTTCGTATTCAGTCTTGTGTTTCGGTTGCATCTCACGTAGTAGTGCTAACCTTCTGAATCGTTCTAAATTAATACTCTTAGTAGGTAAAGGAAACTTCTTTACATATCTACTCAGTTGTGATTTTAATCTTATATAACTATCCATTATTCGATCCTCTCAATACAGTTACCTTTCTTACCATTACGTATAAACATATCTACTAACTTTTGACTGTCATCAATTATAAAATCAACTGCTCCATAATAGAACGAGTCTTTCATTTTATAATCCCAGATATATTCTGTTAAATCATGTTCAACTGAGTACGCTATCATGTCTTCAATTGAAGTAAATTTATTCCATACAACTACGAATTGATTTAGTCCTATTAAGTATTGTAATTCTTCAATGAGAGCTGCGTCATCACTGTTCTTAATAATATTAAATTCAATATAAACTTTTGGTTTAATCTCTTGTATTCCCATTAGAACTTCCTTGGTCTTTTAAACATTAAACTTCCAGCTCGTAGCTTAGATAGTATGTACTTACCTTTGTCAGGCCACGTTACTATCAATGCAATTAAGGCTGTGTATTCCTCATAATCCATCTCACCTTTAGCGTTGTTACATTTAGAACAACAATAAGCTAAGTTTTCATCTGAGGTGTCACCACCTTTGGACAGTGGTAACTTATGATCAACTGATAAATTAGTACGAGTTAACTTAACTCCACAATATTCACAGTTACCTTTTAATTTCTTCTGAACTATTTCAGCATAGTCAACACGTTTGGTTAGATAGGTATATTCTTTGTCTAGTTTTTTATGTCGACGTTTGAATCCACCTATTAAACAATCAGCTTTCCATTTGAAATAATCTTTCTTTTTATCGTAAGCCATATCATACCTCCCAGTATTATATTTATAATATAATACAAAGGGAGAGAAAATGCAACTTTAATTTAAACAAACTGAATTAACTACCTCATTGAGGTGCTTTTGATTAGGCACAGGAACAAAATCATATGCATTATCATCAAAGATACCAACAGAAGGATTATCAAACACTTCTTCATGTGTAGATGTACCCATAGCATATGATACTGATATGAGTGTTAGCTCTTCTCCATATATCTTTTCAATACGTTGTAACTTCTGAATGTATTCACCTAGTGTTAATTTTCCCATGTTGCGCCATCCTTTAATGCTATTAATTGATTTTTTAAATTTATAGTTTCATTTTCAACACGTTCTTTAGGCCATCGTGATAGCGTATCACCAAAGTGTGCAGTATCAAAGCCTACTCTCCATACACCATCTCTTTCTTCAGAGAAAGTTAAGCCACCATGCACTTCTACGAAGTTGTTTATTCCTTCGTAGTGAGTACCATAAAAGTAATGACTCCGTGGTAAATCTACATAACCATTACCCCAACCTACTGGAACACCAATGTTGCGTTGCTCTAGTAGCTTATAGTTGAGGTCATATGGTTTAGGCTTAACCTTAGGTAGCATTGAACGTCTAAGATTCATCAGTCTCCACCTGTTTCTGTAGTCCTAATACCATATCTTGGTTGCATTTTATATCGTCTAAGCTATCAGCAGTAGTATCATCTCTAGTAACTATAAAGACTGGATGTAGTAAAGAATAATTACCTTCACTATTCTGAGAGATACCATTACATTTAACTTCAATGACACTATGATTTAATGCGTCTCTAGTTTTCCAGAACTCATCACGCATAGCATCTTTGATACCACCAGGGTCAGCTTTAAGTAAGCCATCAGATGATTCACATTGGAATGAACCAAGTGTACCTTCATATTTAGAACCTTTAGATCCTTCGTTGAAGCCTACTATCTTTAAGTCACAAGTGAATTCTAACTTCATCTTGATTTGATTAGCAGGTTTACCTTTAATCCATACACCATCGAGGGCCTTAAGGATTGCTCCTTCTTCACCTCTGTTGATTAACTCTTTGAAATATGCTAATGCTTCATCGTATGTCTTAACAATTTTATGTTCAACGCATCTGATATACTCATTAGTAACTGGAACACTCTTAACTATAATAGCAAGACGTTCTTTACGAGGGAGATAGTATGTGATATCATTGATGTAATGATAAAAAGGAATGAAGTCCCAGATAGTTACATAGATTTTCTCTACAGCTTTATCATAGTCCATGTGTTTCTTTTTGAACTTAGCTTTATCTTTAGTTACATCTATACCTTCTAATTCTTTTTCATGAATACTAATGATGCTTGCTAGCATACCGTTAGCTTCATATCTTTCAACGCCTTCAATCATGAGCTCACCATTTAATACTAAGCCATCATCCATAGAGTTGTTAGCTGTAATAAACATGCTTGCAAACTTAGCATTCTGTATTACATTCTTAGAAGGAACATAAGAATTCTTCCCTTGTCTAGACACCATTGTGGTGACACCATTTTTAGTAATAATGTTAACATATCTACCATCCATTTTAACGTCTATCTCTACTTCTTTGTCACCTTTAAATAGTTTACGCGCTTTCACTTCACCGAAGCTCTGAGCACCCATGTATGGAGTCGTAGGGATAGTTTTAGGGATAGCTTTGTTAATAGTACTGATACCACAACCCATCTTAAGACTTCTATCTATGATTCGTTTAACTATAACTTCATCTTCAGTGTTCATGCCCTTTAGTTTTTCAACTATAGCAGCAGTACCTTCAGTTCTATTGTGAACTCTATTAGCTATGTCATCTAATGTATCTAATGCATCACTAAGAGTAACAGTAACTTCATCATTAGTTTTATAGTCAGGTATAATTTTTATACCGTACACTATGTTAGGATTGTAAGCTAAAGAAAAGACACGCTTCAATAGCTCGTCGTCTTTATATTTCTCTATGATTTCTTGCTTAGCTATTTTACCTGAGTCTGATTCGATCTCGTCTAGTATTTCTAATATACTCATCTCATTTTATCCTGTATGTGGTTTTTAATGTCTAGTAATGTTAGTGATCTTATTGTAGCTAAGTGGTCTATGACGTCTTTAGCTTCTTTTAATCCAAAGCCTGTCATTTTTCTAACAGTTTTAATAGCTTGAATTTTTCTACCCTGACCTATATCAAATAATATCGCTCGTATATCTTCAGAATCTAGTTTAATTCTACTAGTAGTGTCAGACTTTACTTGAATATACTTAACTATTACTTCAGGTTCTTCTTTAGCTATCGCTAAACAGATAGCTCTCCAGTCATGTGACTCTGAGAAATAATCTAACATAAGCCCATAGTCCTTTTTAAGTTGTGGTATTTCTTGATCTAGTGATTGCTTTTCATTTCTAAGATTCATCTGGGTATCCTTTTATTATCATATCTAGTTGTCCATTGCGCCAAGTATCACATACTGTGTAACCTGTGTTTGTTTGTGTTTCATATTCTAATACTAAACCATTAGTAGAAGCTATGAGACCTTTCAGTATCATATAATTCTTAGCTTTAATAGAATGTATACCACGTTTAGTTCTTGGTATATATACTTTGTGGTGACACGTAGGGCACAAGCGAACCAAATTAGACTTCTTATTTAGTCCACCTGCTGACTTAGGAATCACATGGTGATGGTGTATCTGATGTTTGTCTGGTGTAGTGTATACACATGCTGGCCCTTCGCATTTATATATCATTAGAATGGCGCAGTACTATCAGCATATTGTATTTCATTATCACCTTCAATCATATCAAATGTATCATTTATTTCATCTACTAATTTCATATTAGTTTTTAAAAATTTAGAACCTTGATACCTTAGATGGTCAGCCATTTCAGGCACAGTTGATACTTTACGATGGAATTCACCTTTAGAAATCCTATAGTACACTATATGAGAATCTATTATTTCATAGATAAGTATAACATATGAATCATTTTGAAACTTATACATATCCCCAGGCTCAAGAACAAATCCTAGTTTAAGATTATGTAATGTATAAGCTGCTTGTTGTAACTCCTCTACCCGCCGCTGTTTATCAACGACGATTTGAGGTGGGTTGTCATTAGTTCTTAAATTCATAGGTGTCGCCATATTAAAAGGTGTATTCAGTGTTACGTTGTTGCTTAAGTCTCTTAAAGATTTTAGTATTTATAGTGCGCTCATAATCTAGATGAACTTTAACAAACATAAATCTAAATCTATGCCACCATGATGTTGGTAATATATAAACCATGAACTTCCAAGGATGCTCATAACCCATTGCTATAGGTGGTAAATCGCATACGATATCTCTTGTGAAGATCACTCTACAATATGATATTCTTAAGTCAGTTAACTTATCAGTTAATTGATAGTCAGCACAACGAGGTGAACCAAATGGTGTGTTTCTAACTGTGAAGCCACGTTTATCAAATCTATTTTCAATAAATAAAATAGCAGCTATAGTAGACATAGCTCCACCTTTAGATTTACCAATGAAATCAATATTACGTAGTGGATTGTTGTCAACTATTTGTTTAATAGTATCAGTGAACAGAGCAGCAGAGTCATAGAATCCTCTATGATATTTAACACCGTCATGTTCTACAAATTTAGCATCGAAATTATCTTTCCAATCTTTAAAATCATCAGTACCTATAAACATAAAGCTTATACTATCTGAATTAGTTGCACTAACCATCACGTCGTTATCTTTAATATATACTTTAAACTTATATACGTTATTACGATTATCAAATTGTCTTATTTTAAACGTACCTTCTAGTCTACCTTCTTTGTATAATGCTTTAGCTTGACTGTAAAGTTGCCAATGATTATAAACTCTTATATTTGTTTCCATATGTGTTCCTTAATATAGTTTAATCCAAGTACCGCCTACAGAACGATTTGATCCATAGCGTTTATGTAATGCGTGGCCAATTGCTCCTGATTGTACGTTGAAATGTCTAGCAGCAGCAGTGGCTGTATTAAATTTGAGTATCGTTCCATCGTCACCAGTATATTGAATAGCTTTAGCTTTTTTAATACTTGATTTCATTAATTTCATATCTGAGTTAATTGCTTTTAATTTATCATCATTAGATATGCGTCCACTATTTGTATTTAAACAAAATTTAGATCTATGCTTAGCAATTAATATTGCTTCTGCGTGAGATACTTCAGATTCTGTACCGTACACATCTACTATAATAGTTTTAAAATTTTCTATACCATATTTCTTTTTTTCGTTATTCCATTTGGTACCTGAACCATAATACTCATCAGTTAGTGGATCAACTGCTCCACGTTTACCTATATAATAATTACCATTAATCATATTTATACAAACATATGTGTAATATATTTTTTCCTCAATCATATATATTCCTAGTGTTTTCTAAATGCTATATTAAACTTTTTAGTTACCATGCATAAATTACATGTCTTACAACTTCCTGGACATTCCCTGAAGCCTTCTGGTATAGTCTCATCTTTATTAATGATGGTAGTCATACCGTTGTTACCTTTCTTATGACCTGAGCCTTTAACTAAGAAGTGTACATCTTTAAAGTCTAAGTCACGTCGAGCAGTATATCCATAGGTAGTTATATTAAAGTTCTTTAATTTCTTAGCAACTATAGATAGTTTCTTTATATCTGATTGGTCCCAGAAATCACCTGCTTCATTGAAGCGTATGTAT